AAGGTAGACCAACTAGGCTTAAGCTAGCTTTAAAAGCATGGGGCTTTGGTTCTAAAGAAGCCGCACGTAACTTTGCCGCACGTCACAAGAAAAAGAAAGGAAAAAAATAATGCCAAAAGCAAAAGGTAAAAAGAAATATAGTAAAGCACAAATGAAGATAGCTAGAGTTGCTAAACCTAGAAACAAGATTACTGGTGCTGATTTTAAAAAACTTAGAAAGAAGAAAAAGAAATGATAGGTAAACTTAGACCACAAATATTTTTAGCTATAGTAGTGTTAGGTATACTAGCCGCTATTGGTGCATTAAAAGGTGTACCTGAACTAGCAACTGCTACAATAGGTGGCATCATAGCACTAGGAATGAAAGTACTTGAAAACGAATAAAAACCAAGCAAAAAAAAGATTACTAGTAAGTTCTGCTTTACTTGCAGTATGCATAGCTAGTATGATTGTAATAGGAGAAATAAACGCACGATGATACGTTTTTTAAAAACATTTAAAGATTTTGTCTTCCCGTATGCAGCGGGCCTGGCAAAAGGGGGCCTTTTATTTGCAACATTTTTATGTGCAACAGCTGGCGCTTTAGGTTTAGCTATTACTTTTATTAACCCAATTAATTTATGGTGGTCTATAGCGCCCATTAAAATACCGTATTATACAATTACGTATTCTAGTGTTATAGAATATTTAGAATTTATACAATTATATTACTGGTATAGCATAGGCATTTCTTCCGCATTAATTGTATTTGCTTATGCTATACATATAAGAAGTTTAAAACAATTGTGGAGTGGTATAAAAGCAACTCCACGTGCAATTTTGTACTCCCCTATAACTACGTACAAAGAACTTGTACTATTTAGGGACTGGTTATTTGAAAAGATTGAATACCTCAACTCTGAGTCAGCTAAATGGAGAAGGTTCTTTAACGTTTTAAAATCTCCTTACTCTTTATTACGCTCCTTTGGACTTTCTCCACAGCTGGCAATAGCTTTACTTGGTATTGGTACTGCGTCTGGTACTGCGGTTGCAGTAAACGAAGTAATACAAGAGCGTAGTTTTGCAAACAGTTCTCCTGGTATATACTCTGCACCATCAGATTTACCAGATGAGGAACTTGAAAAACGTATGGCATGGCGTAAAGATAACCCTGATGACAATACTTTAAGAATTGTAGTAGGTACTGTGCCAGTAGAAACTATATCAATATCAGACGTTAGTATTAATAACTATACTAATTCTACATTACCATCAGGAAAAACAGAGGCTTTGCTCGTAGATGGCAAGACTGTGGGTATAGATATTGGAGAACTTGTGTATGAGCGTGTTACGTGTAAACAAATGACTGTAACTAACGTCAACGCACACAAGATAGTTATAAAAGAAAACATATCAGACGGACAAAGTATTGCACAGACATCAGGCAATCAAAGAGATTTAAGAATATCAGGCGGATATGACATGGCTAAAGAACTAAAAACAGAGGGTGGTAGATTTGACAGAATATGGTTAGACACAGATACGGCTACTTCAACACCTAAGATAAACAAACTTGTATTGTCAAATATCGTAACCAAAGGCGGAACTTGTGATCTTAAGAACTTAAACGTAGGATTATTGACGATACAGTACAACGCTACGGGACATGATCAGAACTTTGCTACCAAAGAATTTACGGTAGCTACTACGACCAAGGCAAACATATGGGAAGTAACAAACAACATTGAGGTTCTTCTCACAGAGCCACCTACCCAGTAATGCCGTTATATGACTATATATGCAACAATGATGATTGCGAAACTGACACTTTTGAAGTTCTTAGTAGTTACGAAGAAAAAGAAATAGCAACTTGTCCGAAGTGCCAAGAGAAAAGTAAAGATAGAAAAAAGTTTTACCAGTTTGATTTTAGATTATGAATAAAGTAGAGAAATTAAATAAAACACGCAAGCTACTTCGTGGAGTGCAATTAACAAAAATTCTAAATCGCAGGGTGCTTCCCAAAAGCACAAAATAAAACTGTCCATACATTTTTGGAATTAGTTCTAAAATTTTTTATATTCAGTATGCCCTGTGGAAGTTGCATAACACAGGGCATATTAAAACGAGCAAGGAAAACAAGCGAGGCGTTTTCCTATACGTAAATTATATTGTCAAGTCTAAGCTAGAGTCAAGCGACTTTTTAATTCTACGTTCTTCTTTTCGTATTGGTTCTGTAATTTTTAAAAACGTAGCAAGATCTAAGGTAACTAAAGGTACTGAAACAGTTTTATTAACCTTATGAACTTGCACCACAACAGGTATCTTGTTAGTTGACACACCCGCTTTTTTTGCTTGATCTACTGCTTTAAGTGTACGTGAACTCACGACTTTCCCAGCTTTGACTTCAATAGCAAACTTAATTGTTTCTACATCAGGTACGTCCCCTGACTGTCTACCTGTAACTGGTATTCGTTTTGCATTTACACCATCACCACCAAACCATTCAGCAACTTTACGTTCCCAGTTTTTCCATGTACTTCTATCCATTATCGTTCCACACTCCTTACATCAACTCCGTCCATAATTGCTAAGCTACTTACCATGTGATCTGTAAGTCTACTTACAATTGGTTTACCTACTATCTTCTCAAGTTCTTCAAGTGAGTGGTTAGTGGTAATAAGAGTACGTAGATTGATGTTGTTGTTGTATCTGTAATCTATAATCTCATGAAATATAGCAGTCGTCCACCCTGTTGTGTATTCTCTACCTAAGTCATCTAACACTAAGTTCTGTGCAGATTTTACTTGTGAAACTAAAGTATCTAACTCTCCGTCCCCTACTGCTCTCTGCAAATCACGTATAAGTTCGCTACTGCTATAAAACAAAACAGGTTTTTCCATACCTAAAGTTACCCAAGCTGACGCAATTGCAAGATGTGTTTTACCTACACCTGTACGCCCATATAACGTAAGCATAGACGTACCCTCTCCTCTTGACCATTCCAAACACATATCATGTGCGTCTTTGCAATTAGGATTTAAAGATAAGTTAAAATCAGTAAAAGTTTTCTTTTCATGTAAGTTGCTCATTTGAACAAGTATTTCCTTACGAGTAGAAACGCTTGATGTTCGTGAGCAAATACATTTTACAACTTGCCCAAAATCCATATGTGTAATTGGAAAGTGAAACCCAACCCACTCTAAACCCTCACAAGTACATTTGTTTTCTCGTAAGAACTTACTTTCTAAGTCAGTAATGCGTGTTGTATGGGGTACTAAATCGCATGGTAATTTCATGCCATTAGCCCCCACAACATTACAAGAACATTTTTTATTTGTTTTCCCGAAGTTTTCTTTGATGCTCTGCGACTTTTCTTGTGTATTCGTCGATTGAGTTTGTAACTTCTGTGGAACTACCTTTTGCAGTTCGTTTGATAGTTGATCCATTATTCTTCCTCGCTTTATCTAGCCAATTTCTAAAAGCTAGTTTTGGTTTTTTAGCCGTTTTATCTTCCCACCACAGAGCATATTTCTTCGCCTCACTAACCAAATCTAAATCCTTAAAGTCTTTTTCAATATCAGATATCCAACTCTGTACTGTGGGATTTTGAATATTGTCTATTAACTTTATATCAGTTGTCAAGTCGACAACTTTTAACCATTCGGGTACGTGTATATGCGTTTTAGTAGGTTCTATCTTATGGTTATTAATATCTACTTTAGTAGATATAGTCGACGCAATAGATTTCGCCTTAAATGTGCAACCAGTTGCGGAACATGGTTCTATGATTTCGGGTGGAAGATTTAATTTAAATCCCCCTTTTACCCTTCGTACCAAATCCACTTCTTGTAGGATTTTAATGTGATGTTGCACACTTCTTTGACTTAGTGATGTCAAAGATCCAATGCGTTTAGTTGAGGGGAAACAACAACCACACGCCTTGCTGTGATCTGCAAGAGATAACAGTACAAGTTTTGTACTTGGTAGCAACCTAGGAAACAAATCAATCTCCCATGCCCATTTTGTTGATGGTATGCTCATTCTACTCTACGTACCCATACTTCATCTTCTTTAACAATGGTCTGATATTTTCTATCTTCCCCCTTTTCTCGCATTAGATAAGCGTCATTTACGACACTATGTCTTATACGTAGACCATTTGCTTTGTTGTCGCTAGGGATAGCGATTGCACTACCAATCGCTAAACCCCTAACTTCTTTCATAAAGTCTTGCTGACCTGTTATTTTTTTATACTCTTTATTAAACTCTGCGTTATTAAGCACTCGCATTTTCTTCAATACCTTTCACTATCTCATTTTTAAGTTCTTGACTTGCGTCATCTAACGACAGTATCCAATTAAGGTAACTCAAACCTTTTTGTACACCTGACTTTTCGTCTAGCGTAGGATCGTCAAGCACCTCTGCAATAGTTCTGCCTTTAACAAACGCCCCAAACCTAACAAAGATGAGTTCGCCGTTAGAGTTTCTATCCATTTCCATTGGTATTTCTCCGCCTGGGATGTTGTCAGGGGATACACTTTTTGCCTCTTTCCCCGTCATCTGTTGCGTTACTTCCTTAACCATGTTTACTGTTTCTGATAAAGTGTTTCCGCTCTCAGTCTGCTCAGCAACTTTTGGGGAAGAACTTTTTACTAAGTCATCATCTTGGCTAAACAATCCGTGAGATGATGTAGCGTATCTAACCCCCATAACGTAAGCACGTTTGTATGCCATAGCAATACCTCTTTGTCTTGCACCCGCTCTATTTCCCAACATTTCCCCACTATCCCATGTGCCTACACCAACACAATGTCTGTCAGCAGTATTCCTGTCTAACATATCAATTGTTACTGTAATCTGACTTTGCCCGTCAACCTGTACCTCACTTACATCTGACATAATGCCGTCTATTTCAAAGACATCAGCAAGTAAACTTGCTCCATTTAACCACAAGAAATCACTTGTAGCACCTTGTATCTTGCCGTAATGCACACCCTCTTTCATGAGTTCCTGTTTAATTTCAGTTGCTCTTTCTAGTTTGGTTTGTATTTTTTCTTCTTCATTTTTATTTGTCATTAGTGTTCTCCTTAACGCTAATAGATTTTGTTGTTTTTACTGTGCATTTCTCAATGCGTTCTGCTACTTCGCCACCTTGTAACATGAGTTTGTTTACTTCCGTAAGCATTACTCTTTCTGGTTCTGTAACAATCTTGTTGCGTTCTGGTCTTATACACGCCTCAAGTTCCTCTTGATCAACCCAACCATCGCCAATGGCTACACGAAGATCATCAGGATTAATAGTTTTAGTTAAGCTACGTTTGATCGTATTTCTCCCGCCAACAAGCATGGTTGCCATGTTGGTATCGGAAGAAAGTTCGTCAAAATATTGCATGATTGTAACCTCTAACTCTTCTATTTCTTTCTTCATTTCGTTTAACTTTTTCTTCTTGCTTGTAAGAATGTCAGCAGTCAAATCAATTTTGTCTTTACTCCACATAATTACACTCCTTTCCATTTCTTTCTAAGGATTTCTACACCCTCTTTTTTATTGAACTCTTCTACACTCATTGTGCTTGTAAGATGACTACCCAATACTCTGATGTCATACACAATTGTTTGTAATGCCTCACGTATAGATAAAGGTAACTCGTACGCTATTTCTATGTCCGTATCTTTGAGTGCATTATTAACCTCATCTATGAGTTCCCAATCGCCCAACTCTATTATGTCGTTGACAACTGCGTCTTTCCACTCATTACTCATCTTTGTCTAGCCCCTCTCTTATGTCTTTGACAATGCCTGACAACGCCTCTATCATTCCGTATCTTCTTGTCCAACTCGCCAACTCACTCTTGGCTTGTAGTATAAGACTTTCGTGTATGTCAGGTGTAGTAGTAATGACTGTCTTGTCTGTGTACGCTCGTCCATTTTCCGTCGGCACACTAAGTAAGTGCATACTTGCAATCTCATTGTCCCACTTGTCTACGTTAATAGTGATTATGTTCCCTAATATACTTCTTGCTATTTGCAGTCTGTACTTGTGTGCGTACTCCTCTGAAGTATCGGAAAAACATTCTCCTAGTGGACTTTTTGGATTGTGATAGCTTTCTTCAACAACCATTTCAGGTGTAATAAACCCGCCATTTTTGTTCCTGATTTTTTCTATATGTAGTGCTATCTTGCCTACATCTAGTTTGTTTATACCCTCTTGGCTAAGTACGATATTACTTTTCCATTGGTACGTGTTTTTAGTTTTAGTTTTTGGCATACGTCCCCCTTTGAACTTGCCCGTTGTTTATAAGTAAATACTATCATATATTATAAATAGTATCAATCCATATCTAAGCTGACTTATCTTACCAAAACATAACAGATCGGATACCTAACTCAACATAAATTGCCTTACCTAGTCTGCCCTTTCTTAACTCGCCTCTCCTAAAGATACCCAAACATTTCCCACCTCAACGGATCTGACAAAACTAACCAATCCCAAACGTAACGGAACAATATGCGACGTAACCCGACTGACTGGACGTAACGTAACGTTACTAAACAAAACACATCTGACGAAACTTACCTTAACGTGCCTGAACGATTGCTTGACTAAACTCGTCGCACCATGACTGACATAACCTTACTAAACCTATTAAGAACGGAACTAAACAGAACACATCTGACATATCTTACCACAATCGTATACACGAACATAACATGACTGAACCCATCTGCTTTGCCGTAACTGAACTCGCCCCACCATAGCGATACGTAACGTAACGGGGAGTACCTATACTAGCAATACCTAACCATACGTAATCTGACAAAACGAAACTAAACCTTACAGAACGGATCTAAACAGATCGCTACTGACAATCCATGACTTTCCAATACCTAAGCCCAACCCAACTCATCTTAACCGAACGTATCTCGCCACATCTGACAATACAGATCATAACCGAACACACAACCAACGAAACCCAACCTGTCTGACGGAACACAACTTACCTGAACCCTTACCAACGTATCCCATCATATCTTATCTGACATATGCTCATGGCATGAAAGGGATAATGCGTTTCAACAATTCATGCCAACCCGAAACGTGTTTTTTACTGTGTTACTAGGGATTTCACATCTGTATTTTACATATTTATTCTCGTATCAACTCCTCACAAGTGATATATCGCACTATCTCTCGTGTATCCTATCAACTAACAACCTTTCTGCTTATTGGTTTTGGCTATAAATTCTCCCATCATATCTTATCTGCCGAGAGTTAGGAACGGGATAGTATTTGGGAGATACCACCCCGTCCCTTAGCAACTATACTTTTTTGCTTTTAGTGTGCAAGTCAATATTTTTCATAATTTTATCAACTTGTTCCTTGGTTGGTGCAACGGGAGATACCTCAAATGTACCATTGTCCCCGTTCTTTTCTGGTCTATGCTCACATAAACCAACACCAAATCCCGCCCTCATAAGCAAGTGTGTGATTGCCTCTTGCGAGATCAAATCTTCATCAAACTGTATGGGTACAGTAATTCTCCACCCAACAGGATATGCTGGACGATACCTCAAATCAGTTGCCCCCTTGCTCAATCTTACTGTGTCCGTCCTCATGTACGGCTCTACGTCCTCAACTGCTAGATACTCTTGAGGTATAAATACCATACCTCTCATTTCTGTCATAGCAATACTTTCCACTTGTCTACAAGCGTTGACCATAGCTTTCTTAAGACCGATTGCCTTGATACCCGTAGAGTATCCGTCCCAATCTTTAGGTTTCTCCCAAGCGTCTGTGCCACCTTTACCTACCCTGTAAAAACTATCTTCGTATTCCTTGATTGGATTACGTTTTGGTTTAGCCGTCTTAACTTTCTTTGCTTGTTTGTCAGCAATCTCTTTTCTAGATTTCTCGCTGAACCTATGCACAATCAGTTCTGACGTACCAATGATGTTTACTAGAGCAATCTTGATTTTAGGTTTAGGAATGTCTACCCCAACCCTCATTTCTACACTCTCGTCTAGTATTTCGGGAGTGATTTTGTTGTTTGTACTTGTTGTCGCCATAGTTTTCTCCTTACTTCGCAACTTATTTTTTAAAAAGTTTGTCCTATTCTTGCAATTGCGTCGCCCACTAATTGCATTTTAGACACGTTGTCTAGTTGTACTGCCACATCACTAGGATAATACTCCTGATTTGCGTAACCACCAACTAAGACAGAAACGAAACGCAAACCTTGATCGTATAACCTATGGGATACACTTTTTGTATGATGATGAAGATGTCTATGCGACATAGGGGACGGACTTGCAGGAGAGCCGTCAGATATAATAACTGCCAAACTATCTTGCATTTGCCCCTGTGTCATTTGTTCCATAAACATCAACGCCGAACAATCTGTGTTCCCCCCATATTCAAACCCCGAACGCCTAGCACTATCTCCCAAATAGTGTCCGTTTGGAATTTCATAAATAAAGCATTGTCTATCGCTTGAATTGAAAGCAAATGTTTTGCTCATGGGAAATACCTCTGATATCGCAGTTGCAACTTGGAAAGCGTCGTATCCTGTTGTTCCCTCGTTATCAGCGTGTCCCATAGAACCTGATACATCAACTAAAATCATTAGTTCTCCCCTTTTTGACGGGGACTTACCAAACACTTTAGTATCTCCAAACTTACTCATCTTCCATACATTACTCGTAGGAATACCATATCTGTTAAGCCTAGACACGCCATTCCTCTCAACATCATTGAGCAAGTTAACTGTATGTGCGTTTAGAACCACGGGATCACATGGGTAAGAGCGAACAAGAACTGTATGATCTTCTTCGTCGCCGTCAAAACTTTCCATTTTGATAACCTCTTCTTTTCTCTTATCATGCTTGTCCTTGGCATAAATACTACCCCCGTATATCTTCTTATCGGTTTCTTCAAGTTCAAATGCCTCGTCCCATGCACTCTGTATCATGTCGTTGAAACTTGTTCCACTAATGTTTACGTCATAATGTGTTTGCCAACTATCATGTATTCCACCCTCTTTGGATTTACTGTTCCCGTCTTTGCCTGTACCACCCCCACTCTCGTCATCACTTGGTGTTGTGTCTGCACCATCTCCGTCTATTCCTACATCTCTCACAGGTAAATCTGACATCATGTGAACTATGGATATTGCAAAATCAATTGTTTCAGAAATGATTTCTTTTACGTTACCATCACGACTTAAGCTCTTGAACCTATCAATGTGCTTGTCAATCGCTTGATTAATCTGTTCCCATTGTTCCTTACTGAACGTCCAATCATCATGCAACCCACCCATGTTAAATGTGTTTTCATCTGTTTGCTTACCATTAAGCAACCTGTTCATCAATGCGTGATAGACGTGTTTAGAACCCCAACCCCACATATGATCGTTCTTGTGATTAGGATCTTTTTCAATATGCTCTAATCCTTTTCTAAGAGATATTTCGCTCTCCGTAACGCAAGTTGTACGATAGTACCTAGCGTCAGCAATACTTGAACATCTAAGAGTATCTATCGCATTGAACACAGGATTACCCAAACTTGTAACCCACCACCTGATCTCACTCGCTTTTCTTTGCTGATTGACATATTCCTCGTTTTTTCTTTCGTCGTCTGTCAATTGATATTCTCCCTTAACAACCTCATTCAGATATTGATTGACCACATCTGAAATAACCTTAACGGCTCTTGTAGGGGGCAATTCACTTTCCCCACGTATGCCTGATACAAGAGATATTTCAAAGGGATCAGATACGTGTCTGTACACCTCTTCTCTCCCGTAGTTACCATGCCCACTATCATCAGTAATGAAAGCACCTTTCAATGCTTTCACACCTCTTGTGCTTTTTACAGTAACTTTACGCCCTGTACCGAAACTTAGTAATGCACTATGATCGTTAGACCTAGGATCAGACTTCCATGTCTTTCTTCTTCTAGCCATTATACGTTCTCCTCTACTACGCTATCTAAATCTTTGACATCAAACTCCTCAAAGTATGCTCTTGCTTGTGTAAGTATGGCACTATCATTACCCTCGTACTTTGGCATAAGCACAGTTTCACACACTCTCTTGGGATCAATACCTCTCTTGATTGCTTTCGCAAAGAAATGTAAATCTCTTGTAGACAAGTAAGTGTTTTTATCTTTCCGACACGCATCTGCGAAATTCATTATTCGGTCAACCAATTTCTCATTTTCTAGCGTATCCATCAAAGCGTGTCTTTCATCTGCTAACGGCTCGTCAATCCTTAGAACCCCTGCGAACCTAGACATACTTGCTTTGTCCTCTCTCATAGTACCTGTGTACCCATTACCCGTTGGATTGGCACTAGCCACAATCACAGTCTGCTTAGGTACGTGTATGTCTTTAGTACCATTCTCAAACAAGTTCCATGATCTGTTACGACTATCAAGAATACCGAACAATCTTGATTTCAATTCAGGATTGGCTCTTGTGTATTCCTCAATACGTATGATTGCACCATTCCTGATACCCTCTGACAGAACTCCGTCTTGCCAAGTAATCTCTCCCGACGCCGTTGGACGCCATATCCCAATCAATTGTGCTATATCCATACCTGTATAGCAGTTGAAACCAACGCTATCTCGCTTTAGTTTCTTGGCTATCATTTCAAGTATCACAGTCTTACCCATACCTGTACCACCAATCAATAGCGTAGGATCACTTTCTTCTATGTATCCCTCAAGTTCCTGTGCAATCTGTTCGCCAAACTTACTTAGCTTGAACCAAGTGGGTAACCCGTCTACCTTAGCTTTCACTTTCTTAATTTCTTTTTTTGTTTCTTTGTTTGTAGATTTAGCGTTTGCGACTACGCTTTGTAATAGCTTTGCTAAATCTGTATCACTAATCTCGCTCATTATTTATCCTCTCGTTGCTCGTTAATGTATTTTTTGATTAGGTTCACGAAATCTTCTTCGCTACTAATCTCGCCACTTTCGTAACTTTTTTTAAGTTTCTCTGCCATATCCTCTGCCATATTGTATGCGTCTTGTATGGTTTCATTTGGTGTATTCATGTGTTCTTTAGCCATAATTTCTTTGTATGCTCTTATCAACCCACGAACTGCACCAGCTTTTATTGGGGGGAGTTTTGTGATGTCAACGTACGCTAACAAGCAATCAACCATACTTGCAAGAATTTGTGCGTCATGCAGTAGTTCATGCGAACTAGCAACAGTTGATAAGCCATTTACTCCATCTTTTGTAAGATCACGCCCCGTAATCTCTTTAACTTTTTCAGCAAAACTATCCCAATTGTTGCTTATGTAACTATCAATCAGCTTGTGTACGCTCTCTAAGACTGCGTTCATTCGCTTATGATTGATATTTTCTTTCTCACGCAAACACATATCACATCTTCCCTCGTCTGTATTTACGGAGAACCCCTTGACCTCTATGTTTATCGTACACCTCATTTTACATGGGCAACTATCATACAACCTGAAAATGAGTTCCCCCGTCTTTTCAAACAAGACAGGGGCATACTCTTTCTCCCATTTGTCATACGATATTTGATTTGCAACGAACTTGTCCGTAACATCTACGTCAAGTGTAAGTGTTGCCTGTTTTTCACTCTCTGACATTTGGTATCCTCTTACGTGTGAACTGCCTCTGCGTCCACTTCAGTTGTTTGGTCAATGCTATCAACCTCTGCACCGACATCATCAATGGCTTTCGCCAATGCTTGTGTTACTCTATCTTCGGGAGTAGATTTCGTCAGAATATCTACTGCACTCGTATAGATTGGTTTTAGTGTTGACGACTTTGCATGGTCGTCTAGTTCGCCCTCAAGCTGTTTCAAAGGTTTCCCTGTGATATCTACGCCCAAGAGTTTGCCAATTAGTATACGCTTTTCTATTTTCACGCATTACTCCTTACTCGTTGTTTTTGGTCAACAGATGTCAACCTGTAAATAATTGTATCATATCTGTCAATCAACGTTCGTACCCGTGTTGTATTTCTTAAAACGATACAATAAATAATTCAGCATTACGCAGAACGCACCATAGTCTGACGCATATGGTTCTTTCTTCCGTAATTTAGCCATCATTTTATACCCGTACACGCTTATTGGTGTAAGCGTAATGTTTCTTTGTATTTCTTTTTCGCTCATTCTTGCCCCTTTGCAAATTGTTTCTCGTAATACTTTATAAATTCATCTTCCCCCAACTCTATAAGCTTATCCCTGAACTCAAGTTCAAGCTTTGTGCGTCCATACATTTGTTTCTCTAGGATTACGCAAAATTCATCCCTAAGTTCCTCGTAAAAAGAGTTACCATCATGATTACTATCTGGAGTGAGTAAGAGCGAACTTACTCCCAAATGTGCCATTGTCGTAGTAACTGCGTCCATTAATTTTTCTAACATTTCGTCCTTTATTATTTCGTCCATTTTTTCTCCTTTATGGCTCGTTTATTGCTCGTGTAAGTATAGTTGAGCAGTAGCATATCTAATCTTCTTCTCACGTATCTTACCCGTAAATTCTTCTCTGTATGTTGGTATTTGATATGCGTCTGGAACACGTCCAGTTGCACGTATCAATGCTTTTCTTCGTTGCTCTTTACGAGCAAGAAAGTCTTGTTTATCTCTCCTGTACCTCGCACGTCTACTCTCTTCGGGAGAACAATTCCTGATTGCCCCCCCGTATCTATCGTCTTGCATTTATGTCCTTTCGCTAAACTCCTGCAACCTCACGGAACACATCTTCATCAAATCTTTCATTCTCTTCGTTACATATACGTATAATATGTGCAACTAAATCATCTTTCGTGTATGACTTGCGTATAGCCTTAGCCAACTTTACGAATACTTTTCTACTCATGCCACCCCCATAAGAATACGCTTAGGTAAAACGTCATCTATCTCGTGAAAGTTAGTCATACTAACCCACGCATAGTAACTCTCGGTAGCTTTGTCGTATCTAATCTCGTAGTTCTCGCCATTGATTACGAGATCAAATGATTTCTTCTCTCGCATGAGATTGCGTATGCTTTCCCAATTGCTCTCGTCTATCGTTATCTCAAACTTAATCATTGACAACCCCCCGTAAGTAATCCCAACGACTTTCTCCGTCGCTTGAGTATGTGTCCCTGTCTAGTTGTGCATGGTCTACATCTTCCCAATCGTACTCTTTCTTTACGTAACCATGTTCCTGTAAAGCTTTTATGTCGTTTTGTTTCTCGCTTATCGTAAACATTACAACTCCTTTTACTCGTTTACGCTTAGCAATAACTTTGCCAAGCATTACCAACCTTATCAAAATCTTATCAATTCTGTCAATCAAGGTTCGTGATACGAGTAGGTACGCTCGTTGTACGTATACATTACGCATACTCGTATGTATTCGGGGAAAATGATAATCTAGATATATCTTCAATAGCTTAAAGCTAACATCAATTTAAACGCTATTAAATACGCCATACACGACGTTTTATATTCATGCAGTAGGTAACTATCATTTAACCCTTAAAACGTGCTTAAACGCTAAGGATTGCGTTATTTGGGTATAATTAAGATGGGATTAGATAGCTTTTTAATAGCTTGGAATTAGGTAAAAAAAAATCCCCCGTACCCGTTAAGATACAGGGGATCAATTTTGAGGGATTAGCCTAAGATCGCCTTGATCTTTGCTAATTGTTCGGGAGTAATTCCCTCGAGTATGTTAGCCGTTTCTTTTTTGGCTTTCTTCTTCTCTTCCTTAGCGTCATCTATCACGAACTCTTCAAAATCCTCATTGGGTAAGTACCCGTTAAAGTTCTTTTTCATCTTCTCGTGTAGCTTGATTGCTTTTTTAGAGTTAATGACGGCTTTCACGTCATTCTTGGTTAATCTGTATCCCGTATCTTTATCCACGTATGATTTGATTAATCCCATCTCGTTTAATACGAACATCATCACCCAACGCCTATTAGTTCGTTGTTGTTTCTTCGTGAAATCCCCAGCTTTATATTGCTTAGATGATTTCTTCAATTCCTCGCTCGTGATCTCGCTTATATCACGTGGGAATAGTGGGCTTGATAGTTTAGTAGTTTTAGTTTTAGCCATTTTCGTTACCTCGCTTTTGGCTCGTTTTATCCCGTTAAATCAACGGGCTTGTTAGATACAATACACGAAAAATAAATTAATATCAACTATTATCAAAAAATATCAATGAATTTTATAATTTTAGCTTTGCACCCTTGCGTTTTTACGTTGAAGAACGTCGGCTATTTCGTTTTCTTCTCGTGAATATCTCCAACTATTATAAGAGTTCAACTTTATTATGCACGTGTAGTATGAAACGTCATTGTGTAAGCGTTGTTTCGGTGCTTGTTTCTATCTTCTCGTGTAGATTAGGATTAATTTACGTACGGGTAACGTCTTAAAATTGACGCCGATAGACCGACACGTACATGCGATATATATGTGTGGTACTCAGAGCGTTGAAATTAGATACAGGCCGCCCCTTATAGGAGCGCTATGTTTTGCGTCGTTGGTAATGCCTCTTACAGTAGTCGCTAACTTCCCTGAAATAGGAGTATTGGTGATCCCGTCCCTTCACCACTCTGTCTTTCCTGGGGCATCCCTAGACCCCCAGTAGGAGTAACCCTGTAGGTTTTGGTCTTTTTGTGGTGACCTGGTTACCTACTTCGTTACTGTGCGGTTATAACTGTCCGTAAAAATAGTGTATACTCAAAAAAATAGTGAAGTCAAGGAGGAACATGGCTTTAAGTATGATAGCAAAGAGTAGTACAGGTGTGTCGGAGATAGAGCGTAGAGTTCTAAAGGCTATACCTGAATGGAAAGACTGGACTAGACAGCTAAAACAAGTATATATTTTACTGCCAGTATTCGGTTCTACTGATGATGCTATAGAAGAAATGTGTGACGAGTTTGGTTGGAATAGTGAAAAGCTATTTGAGAAGGTAAAAAAATTTTTGTCGTTCCGACAAAGACTACAAGAGTACAGAGACGATGGTCACTATCCTATCTTTCCAGGTTCTAAAAAAAATTATATAAAAAAATCGCACTTAGATACTGTGTATGCTCACGAGTCAGCAGTAATTAGTTTTATGCATTTAGAAAAAGCTAAAGCACAGGGTAGTGCTGGTGTAAACTTTGCGCTTAAGATGATGGCCAATGGTTACGTAGATCATTTAGAGCCTGTATCTTCTAGACCAGAAATAAAACACGCTATGGGTGACGTAGTACAACCTGGTATTGTGCAAGAGTCAGATGTAAAAATAGATCTATCAGGTGATGGTTTACCTGACTTCTCATAATATGTACGAAGCGTATCCTTGGCAAAAAGAAATGCATCAATCACAATCTAAAATTAAGTTTGTGCAAGCAGGTCGTAGAGCAGGTAAAACAAGATCAGCTTTACAAGAAGTATTACAAGTTATAAGACAAGCAAGTATACAACCAGTACAGTTTCCAGGAAAAAAAGAAAGGCTTACTGCAGAACAGGCAGGCCTCATTCCCCCTATACACATATGGACAGTAGCGCCAACTAGAGCGCAGATGATGCAGGTGTGGAATGAGATGCAAGCGTTTATTCCAAAACATATTGTTAGAAGAACTAAAAATAAAAACCAAGCTGGTGGGCGTGGTGGTGGATTTAAACAAGATGATCTACACGTGTGGTTAGATTTAAAAGATGAGAAAGGCAACTGGTTACCAAACAGATGGAGAAAATCTGTGTTTTGGGAACTTAAGTCTGCTGACAACCCAGAAGGATTACAAACTGTAGGTCTTGACTTTCTGCATATGGCAGAATCACAAGACATCAAAGAAGCGGCGTGGAATAAAGTCAGGCCTACACTTAACTCACCAGGACGATTGGGTAGGGCTATTGTTGAGGGTGTTCCTCCAGATAGCACCCAGCATTGGTTTGCTAGAAACTACAAGATCGCAAAAGAAACGCCTTCTGATAGAAGAAGAGCTTTTCATGCAACCACCTTTGACAACCCCTACCTTACAGAGGAAGACAGGATTGAGATTGAGGAAGAAAAAGCATCTTTAACAGAGGGCATATGGGATAGGTTCTATATGGCAAAACAACCAGAAGGTGCGGGTAACTTTTTTAAAAATATATCAAAAGCATACTCACATGGTACATACGAAATGATTGGTCCAGAGGAAGGTAGAAGTTATGTAGCAGGTCTTGACTTGGGAAGAAACAATGACCCTACTGTAATGATTATAAAAGATAGAATATCAAGACACTCTGTTGCAGCAATAGAATTAATAAAAACAGATTGGACTCTGCAGGTAGAAACAATTAAAGGTGCTGCAGAAAAATGGGGCATTGAAGAAGTATACATGGACTCTACAGGACTTGGTGGTAAGTTTGGTGAAGATGTGCTGTATCGTGAACTCATGGAGTTGTCTATTCCTGTTGTTGGATATAATTTTACTCCGCAAAAAAAATACCAATTATTTTTAGACTATGCTATCTCTCTTGAAAAAGAGACTGTTGCATTTCCACAGAGTTGGGTTAAACTAATAAGTCAGTTAGAAGATATTGCTCATAGGGAAACATCTAACAGAGGGCATTCTTTTTATACTGTATCAGGTGCGAATGATGACTGGGTTGATGCTGAATGTCTAGCATTAATGGCTTGTGATCCTGCTGTTGAAGTAGGAGAACAATTCACAATGCCAAGGTCACGTAGAGGGATAAAACCCATAAATAATAACTACAATCAAAAGGGTGGTAGGATAATTCGCTGGAGACAGATGAGAAAAGAATTAGCTGAACAAGGATAATCTATGACAATGAATTATGGTGGGGGAGCTGGCAGTAGCTTAGACCCACAAGAAGAAATCGCACGAGAAAGTGCAAACCCATTAGAAGAGCCTTTATTATCTATTGATTGGGTTAAATCAACACTAAACGCTAAAAGAACAGAGTTTCAAGAATTTTTTGAAAACTGTGAAGAAGCAGAAGATTTTTATTTATCTAACTTTGACTTTGATGTTCCTGAGACTGGATCACAGGTAAGACTTGGCACAGCACACTCAACAATTAATACATTGGTAGCACACGTAACTCCACAGTTTTTAGATATTTCAGTTCCGCCACCAGGACCAAAAGGTCAAGCAAGAGCAGAACTACTTGAGAAGTTTTTACGTGGTGCAAATCACATGCTAGAACAGTTTTCCCCAACTCGTAGAGAAACAGCAAAACACATGGCTTTATACGGGATTGCGTTTGAAAAAACAGAGTTTGCTGCAAACAGGTGGGACGATTTCCCAGAACCACCACAAGATGGTGATGATCAATCATACAGAGAACAATTACAAGAAGTTCTTGATAGAAGAAATATTAACTGGCCAATAACCTCAACATGTATAAATCCAAAGATGATGGTATGGGATACCAACAATTTACAAGAACCAAGATGGGTCATGCATTTTTATGAAATTGACGCATCATGGGTAAAAGCCCATTTCCCTTCATGGGAGGGTGCTGATGAGGGTACGGTAGAGTTTGTGGAAACCTGGACTCACAGTCAAGTGTGTTACATGGCGGATGGTAAGTTTGCATTAGAGCCAAAGCGACATGGCTACAAAACATTACCATTCACTATGTACTGGCCTCATACAGGACTTATGACTGATGGCAACGAACCCTCTACATTATACAGAGGAATACTTAGTGGTAACTTTGAAATGCTTAGAGCAGAATCTAGGTTAGCTTCTCAGTATCTTGATATTGTTGGAAATGCTGCATGGCCTACAAGAGACTTCAGAGGACCTCCAGGAATTACTGAACAGGTCATGGAGCAGTATGAAGAGACACCTGGGGCAAAAAACTTTTTACCTCAAAATGTACAGATAACGCAATCAGAGACGCCTGATCCACCATCTTCAATCGTAGTTGCTCAACAGATGATGCAAAATGCAATAGAAGATAATACAGCACCAGCTGTGTCAAGAGGTCAAAGACCAAAAGGTGCAGCATCTGGATATCATACTGCTGTGCTTGCAGGAATAGCAGCACTTAACTTTGGTGCATATATTGAAGCGGCACAACGTGGGCTACAAGATAGAAACTCAATTATGTTACACATAATAGAAAACGTAATACAGGATAAAGTAACTGTGTTTGGTAAAACAGAAACAGGCCCACTTGATGCTATACTAAGACCAAATGATATTAGGGGTCACTATATGAACATTGTGCAGTTAACACCTACGTCTCCAGAAGAACAAGAAAGAAAACTTAACTTGTATAATAACTTATGGAGAACAGGATTTATTGATCAAGATTCAGCTTTGAGAAAAGCAGGTGTATCTAATGCACTTGAAGTAAGATCAAAACTTTTAGCAGAACAATTCTTAAAGAGTCAGCAAGTACAGCAAGTATTGCAAGGTGAAGCTGCTAGAAGAATACCTTTGTTACAACAGTTAGTTGAAGCTACTGGCGGAGCAACAGGTTCTGAAGCACAACAGATAGCACAAAATATACTAAATACGCAAGGACAGACGCAATTACCTAATGCAGGTAACTTTAGTACTGTAAATCAACCACCAAGATCGCCAGCTACAGAAGCAGCAAGAGTAGAAACTAATACTAGGCCTGTTGTACCTGGCAGTTTAAGAGAACAAGAATTAGTAGGTAGACAAATAGCTTCTCCTAGAACTGGTAACAGGAGAGTTCCAACAACTGATTTAGCACCAGGATTAGGAAGGTAAAATGGCTAAGAAAAAAGATAGTTCAATAGAGTTAGCATTTAATGAATTTGATACAGTTATAAATAATTTTTTTAAAGAGGCTACTTCAAGTTTAGAGAACTTAGAAAAACCTGTTGATCCACAATCAAAAAAACAAACAAGACAACCACGGTTGCCAAAGCTAAGCGACCCATTTGGAGAAACATATGGCACAATATAGAGTTACACTAGGAAATGGTCAAACATATAGATTTGAAGCTGATAATAGAGTTGAAGCAATAAGAAATGCTCAAAGAGCAGCAGCTTTTTTTAATACATTTGCAGGTTCTGTAGAATTAGCAGAAGGTGAAACAAGACCGACAACTCCATTTCAAGCTGATGAACAATCTGTAAGACCAAGTGCTGATGACATAACACGAGAAGTTCAAACACAAACACAGACAGTTCCAGATACACCTGTAAATAGTGTTTTAGATGATACTAAAGATAAAGATCCTTTTGAAACTACAGATTTTGGTGCTGGTGGAGATACAGGACCTGGTGGTTTAGGTGCTTTGACTGGAGATATGTCTGGTAATATGAATGCTATATATGAAGCAGAAATAAGAAGATTAAGAATACAAGCACTTGTAAGCACATGGAGTGATCCGTTTGTTTTAGCAGCATATATAGCTGAAGCTGGTGAAAACAAAGCAAGACAACTAATGTCTGAATTTGGATATAGTGGTCCACAAATTGATACATTAATTGCAAGTGTAAGCAATATAACAGAAGAAAGTTTAGAAAGTGTTTTTAAAAATGCAAGTGATGAAAAAAAACAAGAACTTGAAAACTCAGCGAGAGCAGGAAGTAATGATGATGGAGATGGTGAAGTGGAAACAGAGATTGGAGTTAGTGCTGCTAATAAGTTTAAGGATGATGATGATCCTGGTATTGTTGAGCGTCCTGATACTATTGATGGCGATAATGATGTAGATAATACGGTAAATGGTAGAAAAATTATTGGAATATTTCCAGGAGGTGATTATCCGCAAGCATCATTAGAAGAATTTTTATCTAAAGCAGGTTTTGTGTTACCAACAGATACTGAAGGTAGACCTTTGCCACTTGATGCTTTTGAAACATTACCTGGTTTTCCAGCAGAACTGTTAGATCCTGCTAACCTTTTTATTAAAGTTGTTGAGGAAAGAGAAGAGTTTGATGATGAAGGTCAACCATTAGGAACACAAGTTATTGAAAGATTTATACCGAATCCTGCAGTTGAAGCAGCATTATCAGTTTATGGAGAACAAATTGGTTTAAGAGGTAACATTGCTGGAGAAGCAAATGATTTAGTTCAAGCACAAATTTCTGCAACTGGTGGTGTTTTACCAGGACCAGCTTCAGGACTATCTACAGATGATTACAATGCATTAGCAACAAACTTAAGAGTCATTGCATCTACTGGTGGTAGGCTTACTGCGGATTTACAAACTCAAGATGGTAGGACATCAATAGTTGAGAGTTTGTCTCCTCTTGCTAAACAAGACCTTACTGCAGAAGTATTAAGACAAACTGGTGGTAGAGTTGGTGGATATTTTGATGCACAAGGTAGTTTTGTTGAGGGTCAAACATTTGATCAATTCTTAGAAGATCAAAGACAAGAAGCTAACAGACAACAAGTAAGAGATCTTGAAAGAATACAAGCACAAAATGCACCACAGTTTTTTTCTAGTAGATTAAATGCACAACAAGCAGAGGGTGCAAGAAGAAGAGGACTTCTTCAAGATATTACGCAAATATATCAGAACCCTGCACAGCTTGCTGCAATAGTACAAGCTGGTGGTGGCCCATTACTTCAGTTACAACAAGAGCTTGCAACGCAACCTACATTGCCAATGGCACCAGGTACGCAACAACCACAAACTCCTGTTTCACAGCAAACACCAACTATTGGTACTCGTGGAACATATTTAGATCCAAACTTTGTACCGCCAACTGGATTAACGATGGATGAGTTTATTGCAACACTTACTCCTGAACAGAGAATTACACAACCAATGAATCAACAGGCAACACCTTTGCAACCAGCTACAGGTACACAAATACCTCCAGCTGAAGTAAATGTAGGTTTGCCGTTAGTACAAGGATATAATCCGAGAGCAACTGAAGCAGACTTTGCTAACTTAACACCAATACAAAGACAGCAAGCATTAGGTTCTGCTGCAGTATTTGGTAAAACACCTGAAGAAGTTCAAGAGGATTTAGCATCATTTACACCAGGTGAGCAAAGTTCACCGTTGTACGGAGTGGGTGGTACAGTAGTTACAACAAGGAGATAGATGGTTACACCTGGACCACAATTTGATGATAGAAGTTTAATAAGACTTCTAAAAGCTAAAGAAGAAAAAAAACTTGCTCAAGAAGCAAAATTAATGGCAGAAGAGCAAGCTAAGCAAATAACGCCACCATCAACAGATGTTGTTGAAAGAGCTGCACAAGCTACTCAACCAGGGACAGAACCTACTCCTTTGGACAATCCAAACTTTTTTTCAAGGTTAGGGTCAAACGCATTAAAGGCAATATCTGCACCAGGAGAAGTTGGTGCTGGATTAGCTTTTGATTTATTTAGTAAAGATTTTTCAAAACGTAGAAGAGAGTTGCAAAATCAAACTCCAGAAAAAGGTTTGTTTGATTATTTCTCACAAGTAAGAAATACATACAAAGAAAAAGATTTGCCATTATGGGCAACTCTTGCACTTGAAATTCCACTTGATCCATTGACATATATACCTGTAGCAGGTGCTGCAAACATTGCAAGAAGAGCTATACAAGGTGGTAACGTAGCAGCTAAAGTAACCAAAGAAATTGCAGAACAGTTACCAAAGATTTCATCTACTATTGACTTTGAGAAAGCAGTCAAGGTAGCTGATGATGCAGTTATGAAATCTGGTAGTGGTAAATTTACTTCTGAAAATTATAAAGGTGGAGTCATATCTCAAACTTTTGAATTAGCTAAAGGTAGAGGGTTTAGATTAAATAGTGCTAATGAACTTGATAGAGGACTTATGAAACACATGAACATAGGTACAAAAATAAATAGCATGGCATCTGCAAATACAGCAAAAATAAATAGTATTAGAAGATGGAATGATGAATTTATTGATAGTAAAACAGGTTTATTACAAAATACAGGAACAGAGTTTGATGGAAGACAAATGTATGAGGCCCTTGAAGATGTATTTGATGTAGAAAAATTTACTGGACGAAGTGATGTTGTTGACTTTGATGCAATAGCAAAAACAATTTCAAAAGATGAAAATCAAACTTGGTTAAATTTAATTGCATCTAAAGAAGGTTTAGAAACAATTAAAAAACAACTTGTAAATAAAAAAATATATAACAATGGCTATATTGGCAGAATTAAAGATGATGAAATAAGAAGCCTTGGTCAATATCTAAAAGGGTTTCAAGAACTTGGAGAACAAGCAAATAAAGCTGGAGTAAATTTAAAACTTATAACAGGTCAGACATATTTAAGTAGAAGAGTTTTATCAAGAAATGTTGACACAGTTATAAATTCAAGAACTAGTGGTAGGTTTGGTAAGCCAACAGGTGCAGAAAAGAAAAGAAAAATAAGAAGAGAAGATTTTAAAACTGAAAATGCATACAGGGATACATTACAAGAAATAGCAAAAGCTGGAGATATAAAATATTTAACAAGTTTAACTGATATATATACTGCATATTCTCGTGATATGTATAAAGCTATGAACGACAATACATTAAGAAAACATTTAGACGGGTTAGCATCTAAACCAAAATCAGGTGTAGCTTTTGATTTATCTCAAAATGCAGGTGAACTACAAAAAATTGTAAATGCAGCTATTAAAAAAGGAAATAAATTAACACCTGAACAGAAAAAAAAGTTAAAAAATTTAGGTTATACTAATTTAGTTGAAGCAGCTGATACTGATGGATTTGCTGGTTTATTAAAAAGAAAAAAACAACTTGAAGAATTTGATATTCGTAATGGTGCAGCAGCACGTGTCTTTGAATCAAGGCATGGTAAAGTTCCAGATAATTTATATAATTTTTTCTTTACTGGTGAAAATGGTGAAAAATTAGCTAAGAGATATAGAGACCTTACAGGATTAGCAGATGACACAATATTTACAGGTTTAGCAAAATCTGTTGATGCTGTTGGTGGAAGTATTCGTGTTCTTAAAACTGGTTTTGACTTTGGATTTTCTTTATTACAAGGACTACCTATGTTAGCAAGAGCATCACTAGGAGACACAGCAGCTTTTAAAACATGGGCTAAATCTGTTGAAAATGGCACAAGAGCATTATTTGGAAGAGAAGCTGTTGATCAGTTTATGCAAGAAATGCGTGATATAACTGTAAAAACAGTTGATGGAGATGATATAAGTTTACTAGATGAATTTGTTTTAAATGGTGGAGAGTTAGGAGAATATGCAACAGACTTGTATAGAGGTAAATCATCAGTAGCTAGAGGTTTTCAAAAGTTGGGTGCAGATAAATTAGGTGAAGTTTTTAGTGGTGCGCTAACACCTTTTGAAAGAAGCTTTCAGTTTTCTTCAGACACCTTAAGATTAAAAGGCTACCAACATATGCGTAATTTATATTTTAGAAATGCTCCAGATGGTGAAAAAGGTGAAGCTCTTAAAGGTTTAATTAGTTTTCTTAATAAATCAACTGGTGCATTAAATCCTGTTGCAGCAGGTATACCAGCTAATCAACAAGCAATTGAGCGTGCTTTTGTATTTTTCTCACCAAGATACACACGTGCATCTTTTTCTTTACTAGCAGATGTAATGAGAGGTGGTGTGCAAGGAAGAGAAGCAAGAGCTACAATGGTAGGTTTAGCTGGATTTGGCATATCTCATTACGTTGCAATAGCAAGTGCATTAGGTCAAGAAATACATTTAGATCCAAGAAATAGTAAATTTTTAACTATAGATATAAAAGGTAATAGAGTTGGTATAGGTTCTTTTTGGACAAGCTTTGCAAGAGCTGTTGTAAAATCAGTAGATTATTTTGACCCATTTGATGGTCCAAAAACAATAAGAGAAGAACAACAAGGTAACCCTATATTTCAATACATAAGATCACGAACATCTCCAGGTACTTCACTTATTTATAATATTGCAACAGGTGCAGATTATTTAGGAAGAGAATTTAAAACATTAGGTGATTGGGGTGAGTTTGGAATATCAACAGTTTTACCATTATCTCTTGAAACAACATTAATGGAAGGTGGCGACTTATATTCAAGAGGAACAAGATTAGGAGCTGGTTTTTTTGGTTTTAGAGAAAGGCCAGTAAGTATTTGGGAACAAAGAACAATAATGAGAGATGATTTATCTATGCAAAAATATGGCAAGAAATATCAAGACATAAATAGATTACAACAAAATCAACTGTTAATTGAAAACGATCAACTTAAAAATCTTGATGAAGAAGCAAAAGCAGAAGCTGCAAAAAGAGGTGATGGTTTTGATACAGAAATTACAAATTACTATACTGAAAGAGATACGATACAACAAAAATATCAAAAACAATTAGAGGATGGTGAAGAACAAGGTTATCAGGCAGGGTTTAGACCAAGTGATTATAGAGAAAGAGTTCTTAAACCTGCTAATAGAGAAAAATCTACTTTGTATGGATCTTTACAAGATAAATTAGGTGTAGGCGGAGAATACGAAAGAGTGCAAACCTATTTTGATCAAATGGGTAATATGTTTAGTGATAAAATGCAAGTAGAAGATAATGCGTACCAAGACTATATTGAAACAGTTATACTTGGTGATTTTGATGATATAAGAGGTTACAACTGGATTAAAAGAGATGAAGAAGAAAGAAAGTTTATTGAGAGGTGGGGTTCTGAATATTACGATTATGTCAAAGAAAGATTGAAGCAAAGTAAAAATGTATCTGGACTTGCTGCTGAATTTTATGAAATGAGAGAAGAATATTCTTATTTTTGGAAAGAAACTGAACAAGCTGTAATTAATAGTAGACCTGATCCAGAACTTGCAGCTAAACTAAGAGCGCAATGGTTAAGAGGGACAGATGCAGAAAGAGAAAAGTTATCTGACATACAAGAAATGGAAGATATTAATAGTTTAATTAGTGGCGCAAAAAGAGAGCTTAGAAAGCTTGATTCAGGCTTAGATGCATTTCTATTTAGATGGGGTTACTATAGTAAACTTACCCATAAAGATAATAAAGATTTAGAAGATTTTTATAATAGTTATGATGTATTAGAAAAAGAACTTTATTATAATGGTGGGCCTGTTGACTTTACACAGGTTTAAATGTTATTTTAATAAAAGCGCATAATATTGCGCATTAATATTTATAGGAGTTAAGGCAACTATGGACGAACAAGAAGTTAAGGCTTCAGAACAAAAAGAAACTGTTACGGCAGAAGAACAGCAGATAGCTGAAAAAGTAAATGATGCTGCAACGACACCAGTAGAAGCTCAAGGGCAAGAACAGGAAGTCAAAGCAGAAGAATCTCTAACAACTGAAAAGATTGCAGAACTTACTGCTAAAGCTGCGGCAGATGCAAGTAAAGAAGCGTTAAATTCTTTTCAAGGTAGATTTGCTAATTACACAGCAAGTCAGCAAAAAGAGATACAGGAGATGATCGATAAAAGGTTGGAACCTGTACTTAGGTTTACTGAAGGTGTGGAAAAGGCTCAAGTAGAACAGCTTGACCCTGAACAACAGGTAGAATATTACAAGCAAAAACTGAATGAAAAGAATGAAGTTCCTCCAAAAGAAGAACCGAAAGCTAATAATACAGAGCTTGAAATCCTAGCGGAAACTACTAGGCAAATGATTCAAGAGGCAGGTTTGTCTGTTGCTGAAAATGATCAGCAAGTATGGCAAGGTTGGACTCAAGATATGTCTACTGCGCAGTTAATTAATCTTGCGCAAAGAAATATTAATAAGATGAAAGAGCCTAAAGAAACTCCAAAAGCGACATCGCCTGAGCCAGAACCGCAAACTCAAGCGCCACCTAGTACGGCAGGCGCACCTAAAGCTGGTACAGCAGGCAGAGTAACAACTATATCCGATTTATCCCAAATGATGGCTTCTGGCCAAATTGATGCTACACAGTATCGTGCGGCAAAGAGTGAAATTAAAAATAAAGGTTACGCAAACCTATAAAAAAGGATAAAGAATTATGGCAACAGGATTGACGCTTTCGTCAAGTTCTAGTCTTTCTGACCAATCAAGTATTGTGATCGCAGCAGCGATTTCAAACATTGAGCCAGCTGGTCCTACAAACCAGCTAGTATCAAGATACGATATTCCGCAAGGAAGCAAACAGGTAAATGTACCTATTTGGGGAAGAAATGATGCTGCTGCTCTTACAGAAGGTGTAGATATTTCTACTCCACAACAATTATCTGTAACAGTTACAAGCATTACTTCGTCTGAACATGGTATTTTAACATTCGTGTCTGACAGATTAACTAGACAAAACAACGAAGACATACTTTCACACGTTGGTGATGTACAAGGTGGAGCTTTAGGTAGATTACTTGAAGACGATCTAATTACATTATTCGATGGATTTTCAAACTCTATCGGATCAGCGGGTGCAAACTTAACTTACAGAGATATTGCAGGTGCAGTATCTTTCTTAAAAACTGACAACAACTCATCTTTTGGTATGGCACCAGGTACGCCTAACGCAGTTATGCACCCAGAACAAATCAGAAGATTCGTACAAGAAGTTACTGGCATACAAGCTGGTGGTTCTGGTATGGCAGCACAACCAATTCCAGAAGGTATTACTCAAGAAGTAATCCAAAACTACTTCAGAGGAAACGAAAGAGCATTTGGTGTACCGATTTTCCAATCAGGTGTACTAGGTAGAGATAGCTCTGGTGATGCTAAAGGTGCAGTATTTGTACCACAGGCATTAGCACTAGCTATGGCTCACGAAATGGAAGCTGAAGAAGAAAGAGATGCTTCATTAAGAGGTACTGAAATGGTAATGGTTGGTGAATGGGGAGAAGCTGAAGTAGCTGATCCTTGGGGTGTAGAAATGCTTGGTGCAGCTGACGCACTATAGGAGATTAGATGACTACTGAACAAGATTATTATGTAAAAAGAATTGAAGAAAATGACGATCACTTATACACAACTATCTTTGACTCAGTAAGCGGCGACCCTTTTCGTGTTAAAACGGATAGGGTTGGTCACTACCTAACTAAACTTAAACAAAAGTCTAAGTTAGATGGTGAGAAAATGTCCTTTACAGGTGACTGGTTTCCAGCATTTGTAAAAACAAAAGAAGAAATTATTGGTTCTCCGTCTTCCAGCAAGGTTGAAAGGGTTGCTCCTGTCAATCAGGTTAAAGCTGGGAAACGAAGAAGAGGTAGGAGAGGTAGAAAGAAATGACTACTGAAATTAAAGGCAGATGGGAAACCATCATAAAAGAACTTAAGTACAAGAATGAGTGGAATGAAACTCTACAGAATTATCTGAAAGAGCAGAAATTAGACGAACTTCCTGAACCTGAGTGGTCTGAAGATCCTACTATGGCTTACATATACCTGCCTGTTAGAGACCTTAAAGGTAATCTTTCTAGGATGGACAAAACCAAAGCACGAATGTTTCCAGAAAGCATCGTTGGGTATCTTGAGAAAGGCGGACTGATGAAGCTCCCTGCAAAGGTTGTAGCATCTCAGAGATCGCAAAAAAAAGAGCAGCTCCCCAAGATGGAAACGGAGAGTCCAATACCAGATAAACTTGAAGAAAAAATAGGAGACTTAAAAGATGAGTAACACTATGGGTAACAAGTATGAATCATCCAGCGCTGAGACTCTTTCTGGAGCTAAGACTTTAGCAGTAACTGATGCTAAATATCAATTCTTAGACCCAGGAGGTTCTGGCAGAAACGTAGACTTACCTGACATGAGAACTCTTACTACAGATATTAACTCTGAAGGTACGGGTGATGCAGGTACAGACAGGTACGTTGACCAACAGACAGGTTACTTCGTCATTAGCAATACTGCTGATGCTGCTGAAGTATTAACTGTTAGAGGATGGAACGGTTCATCAACCACAGGGACAATTATGACTCCAACCCAAAATGAAACTGCAATCTGTATTTGGACAGGTGCAACTAATGGATGGATTGGTATCGCTGGCTCTGACGCATAAATTAGTTAATTTAGGATAGGCTAGAGAAAAAACTAATCAACTGATTATTTAATTAGACTCTAGCCTTCCTAGAAGGAGAAAATATGGCATTAGGAAGCGAAGTAAATAAAACAGTCGCAGGTTCAGCAGTATCTTTAACAGTACCAGATGGCACTAATTACGCAGTTGCAAGCATTGAAACAGCAGCAATTAGAGTAAGGCATGATGGTACAGCACCTACAGGAACAAATGGAGTTCTAGTAAGTAATGGTGAATTTTTAGAAATTTACGGAGAAGATACTCTTGATCAAATACAACTGATTAGAGATACAAGCACAAGTGCAGTTTTGAATATAGCTTATGGTGTTGACCATAGCGGTTTTCACGGCATAAGAATTAGTAAATAATGGGCAAGTATAACAAGTCCAATAAGAATAATATTTTTAGAGATAAGCCTGAAATATCTGTTTCTGAACATACTGTTGAAAAAAATGGTAAGAAGATGAAAATGGTTATACCTGAAGGTAAGATTGGATATGGTGATGTTGAATCACACGCACAAATTGCAGGTGACTTGGCTAATAAACATTCAAGCGACACTAAAGCAGGTCAAAGAGTTTATGAAGAAGTCAGAAAACAACGTGAAGAAGACAATGGATCTTCTGTTGAAGAGCATAAACTTAAGATGGCTTACAACAAAATGTCAGGCAGAATGCCTGTTATGCAACAGTTTAAAGTAACTGATAATACAGGACAGCATGTTGCAACAGATTATTTATTTATGAAAACTGAACCTAGTGGTCTTACAAGACCATTAAAAATTAGAGTAGATTTAGGTACAGGTAAAACAACGGAGATACCAGTTTAATGGCAACAACATCATTAAATACTATGCTACCTGCTTTTGGTAGAACTATTGGAGCATTCATTGGCTCTTTCACTACTACAACTGCTATTGGTGGAACAGGATCATTAACTGTAGTAATTTCTACAGAACTTACAGACTCTGGATTTAACAATGATGATTCGTTAAATGACACTTTTATTAAAATAACAAGTGGTAATAATGATGATACTGTAAGGCGTGTAACAGACTATACAGCGAGTTCTGGCACAATGACTATATCAGGTACTGATTTAACTAATGATAGTAGTACACAGGCTACTTTTGAGCTTTATAGATATGATCCTGATCAGTTACGTGACACATTAAATGATGCAAGACTGCAATCATTTCCAAGACTATATCAAGAGATACTAGATAGAACTACGACTGGTGCAGTAAATGTTCCTAGATATACAAGACCATCTACAATACCACAAAATTTTGTAAGACAGATATATGAAGAAACTAGAATAGAAGTAAAAACATTTTCTAACAATTTAGTAAATACACTTAATTGTGACTTTGAAAGTTCTACAATAACTGATGATTGGTCTACAAGTAATATTACACTTACTGCAGAATCAGACACAACAACACCAGATAACTGGGTTGTTTTTGATGGCACTCAATCAGGTAAAGGAACTGTATCAGCATCAAGTGTAGGAACTTTATTACAAACTGTACCGTCAAGCACTAACTATGTTGGTGAAGAAATTAACATGGGTATTTGGGTATACAGTAAAACAGCATCTAGAATATCTGCAGCTATACAGCTAGATAGCAACTCAGTATCTACAAGTTCCGCAACACATAGCGGTAATGGTTGGGAAAGACTTACACACTCTCTGGTAGCTGATGGTGTAAGCAATACAATTAAATGTGGTGTGCAAGTAAGTAGCGGTACTGCATTTGTATTTTATGCAGATCAACTTCTTGTAACAGCAGGATTTGGTAGTATTCCTCAAATACTTGGTGAAAGAATAACTACATGGAGAGAAGAAGGTAATGATATTGTTTTATTGCAAGGAGCAGTTGGTGACAGAAACCTACTTGTAAGAGGCATGGGACATCTATCATCTGTATCTTCTGGTTCAGATACTATGGAAATAGATGAAAGGCAAGCTAGGTATTTATATCATGTAGCAGCAGCGTTGTGGTTTCAACAAGATATTGATCAATTAGATGTATCTGATTTAAATGCAGCACAACGAAGATATACACATTTTGCAAACCTAGTTAGAGAAAACCATGGTGCAATGGCACCAATTACGTTATATAGAGGTGTTGTATAGTGGCTACTTCTCCTTATAGTTCAGATATTGTTCTTAGTAAAACAGATGGTTCTACTAATAAAATTGGTTTGAAGTTATTTAGAGATGCACCGAATGTGCCTGGTGGATGGAGAATAGATCATGTATCTCCTGCACCGCCAAGACAAGCGTCTGATTCTGCAAACTATCAACAACAATCACCTGACATTGGTTTAGTTTTAGATCAGGACTCATGGCATAGAGGCTTTGGGTTGTCAACATTTTCTAGGTTTGGTACAGCTACTGAATCAAACAGAGCAAGAGCAAGATACGGTTATTCTGATGGAGTTCTAGGTATGTTTAGAAATGAACTTGTGCTTGGATATTTACAGGATGAAACCGATATATTGATTAGAAATGGTAGATTTGAACAGGTTGCAAGTGATAGTTCTTTTGATTTAACAGATTACACAACAAGTAATGCATCTCTTGCATCTCAAACTACTTATGTAAAAAATGGTAGTCGAGGTGGTCAGATAACTGCGACTGCAAATGGTGGTTACATAGAGCAAACTATAAACAGTCCGACATTATTTCAAAGTAAAAAAGTTTTTGCTCATGTATATTTACGAAGAA